AGGTCATCTGAAAAATGGTGGTAAAACTGCACCAACAACCGCCGGTATCGCTAATATGTTTAGTGGTAGAGGTGAGATTAAAAAAGCATTTGTAGGTGCGATGAGAGATTTAGAAAAATCAATAGGTTCTTTATCAGACGCTCAAAAGAAAAAGGTATTTGGTAATGGAACTAAATGGATGAATTTAGAGGTTATATATCCACAAACAAGTAATATAATAGACTACGATGTAGCAGAAATAGTATTCCACGGAACTACCGAATATGATAAAAGTGGTAGAGCAAAAGGATACTCAAAAGAATCTGCTCGTATGTTACAAGGTATGATAAAACAAGTAAATCAAAATATACAAAAAACATTTAAAATTAGTAAACCTAATTTTTTAAAGATGAGTAAGGTTCAGGACTTTGGTAAAAAGAAAGCAGGATTTTTAAATAAATTAAATAAATTACAATCTCAGTATGGATTAAAAGATACTGATACCTTGGGTATGTATCATCAGTCATTTTGGCAAGAATATATTTTCAACGCAGCAAAAGAATTCAATACATCTATAACCCAAAGTGAATTAGTAAACTTAACTAATCGTTGGGCATTTTTTGACAAGTCATATAGTATAGGACAAATTAAAAAAGATTTTAAAACAGGACCAGAATTTTTGAAATGGATTTTAAAAACTGATAAACTTGACCATAACAAAATGTTCAAACAAAATATAAAACCATTTGAAATATTATTCTTTCAAGTCGGTGCAGAAATACTAAAGAATATGTCAGGGTTCTTAGCATTATCACCAGACGCAGCAGTTCAAAAAATTAAGAAAGATGTGGATAGTGCACTAAAAGATTTACAAAAACCAGACAATGTAGAAAAATTATATAAATTAAAAATACAAATAGAAAAATTAGAAGCTATCGGTGGTTCAAGTGCAATCGTTCCAAGTGAAGGATTAGTGTTTAAGTATAAAGGTAATATATACAAATTCACAGGAGCATTTGCACCAATTAATCAAATACTCGGTAGTTTAAAATTTTAAGGAGTTATAATGGCAGGATATAGTAAAGAAGCAGAAAGACAGAATAAGGCATTAAAAGATTTAATGTCAGGAAAAGAACATACAAAAGAATATGTTCAAGTAGGATACGAGGGTAAACAAGAAAACCTTGGTGGTAAAACAAGAGAGTCAGAACTTAGTGAGGTAATGCAAGGTGTTAGAATGCCTTTGTTTTGTCCTAAGTGTGATAAGGCAATGAAGAAAAAACTTGATGATAAGTTTTGGAGAATTAAAGGACATTGTTTTGATTGTCAAATAGAGTTTGAAAATAAATTAAGAGTTAAAAATTATTCTGAATATGAAAATTATGCAAAAACAAAAGTTCTTGAAAATCAAAAGTCCCAATTAAAAGACTTAGAACAAAGTATAGAAGACTTTGAAAAAACAGGTGGTAAAAAAACTTGGTATAATAATGTTGGTGTAAATACACCAATGTTAGAAGAAGACAAATGGGAAATGGCAGAAGAGGAATTTGAAAAAACTATTTCAGAAGCAAGAGATTTTATACGAGAGAAAAAAGAAATCGTAGAAAAAGCAGAACAACAACTAACAGGAGTTAAATAATGGGAATCATTAATGCAATACTAAATCTATTTTTTGGTGGTAATAAAAAACAAGAAGTCAAAGAATTAGATAAAGCTATCAAAGTTAAAGACAACGAGGTTAAAGAACTTGAAAAAGAAGTAAAAGTTCTTGAGTCAAAGAAGAAAGTTAACAAAAAAGAAGTAGCTAAATTAAAAAGAAAAGTAACTAATACTAAAAAACAACTTGAAAAAGCATCAGAAGCAGTAAAAGAAGATAATGCAGATGACGCAGTGAAATTTTTAAAGAAGTTTAGTAAATAAGTTTGATACTTATATATATGAGATATATTATATACATATTATTACTTGGGGGATTATTCGCTCAAGAAGTTGATACAACTAAAACCTACACCTTTACAGAGGAAGAAGTTTTAGGATTCACCAATACTATTATGGAATTAGAACTAAAAGATAGTTTGAATGTTTCTTTAGTAGGAGATTTGGAATCACAATTACAACTTTTTGAGGAAAACTCTGCAATAGATTCTATGTTGATTGCAAATAAAACTCTACAAATTAATCTACTAAAAGACACTAATAAACTACTTGAACAAAAAGTAAAACTTGTCAGACCTAAATGGTATGAAAACAAGTGGATATACTTTACATTTGGAGTAGCATTGACTGCTACATCAGTTAAATTAGCAGGTCAAATAGTAGAATAATGGCAGAACAAATAAAAGAAGTAATCAAACAAGAATATATAAAATGTGCGCAAGACCCGGCATATTTTATGAAAAAGTATTGTATGATACAACACCCGATACGAGGTAAAATACCTTTTGAATTATATGATTTTCAAGAAAAGTCAGTTCACGAATTTAAAGATAATCGTTTTAACATTATTTTAAAAGCTCGTCAGTTAGGTATCAGTACATTAACAGCAGGGTATGCTTTATGGATGATGACTTTTCATCAAGATAAAAATGTTTTGGTAATTGCAACAAAACAAGAGGTAGCAAAAAACTTGGTAACGAAAGTTCGTGTTATGCACGCAAACTTACCGAGTTGGTTGAAACAAAGATGTGTTGAGGATAACAAGTTGAACCTACGATATATGAATGGTTCCCAGATTAAAGCAGTTTCATCTGGTCCAGAAGCAGCTCGTTCAGAAGCTCTATCATTATTGATATTGGACGAAGCAGCATTTATTGACAAGATTGATGAAATATGGACAGCAGCACAATCTACATTAACTACTGGTGGTAGTTGTATTGCATTATCAACACCTAATGGTGTGGGTAATTGGTTCCATAAAACTTGGATAGACGCTGAAGAAGCTAGAGGTATGTTTAATCCAATTAAATTGCATTGGACTACACACCCAGACAGAAATGAAGATTGGAGAAAAGAACAGGATACTTTACTGGGTCCAAGTTCAGCTGCTCAAGAGTGTGATTGTGACTTCTTAACATCCGGTACAGGTGTGATTGACGCTATAGTATTAGAAAGATTAAGAAAATCACATTGTATTGAACCAACAGAAAAAAGAGGTATCGATAGTAATATGTGGGTTTGGGAACAACCAAACTACAATAAAGATTATATTGTATGTGCTGATGTTGGTCGTGGAGATTCAGCAGACTATTCTGCATTTCACGTTATTGAGTTGGAAAGTTTGACTCAGGTAGCAGAATATAAAGGTAGAATAAATACCAAAGATTTTGGAAATATGTTGGTTTCAGTAGCAACAGAATATAATGATGCTCTACTTATAGTAGAGAACAACAATATTGGTTGGGCAACAATCCAACAAATTATAGACAGGGATTACCCTAATCTATTTTATACAAGTAAAGACTTACAATATGTTGATGTTCAACATCAAGTAACGAATAAACATTATCGTGAAGAAAAGAAAATGGTTGCTGGTTTTTCAACGACTTCTAAGACCAGACCACTAATTATTAGTAAGTTAGAAGAATTTTTTAGAGAGGAAAGTGTAGTGGTTCGTAGTAACCGATTGGTTGATGAATTACTTACTTTTGTCTATATAAATAACAGAGCGCAAGCGATGAACGGATACAATGATGATTTAGTTATGTCGTTTGCTATTGGACTTTGGGTTCGTGATACAGCATTAAGATTACGAACACAAGGTGTGGAATTAACAAAAAAAACCCTATCCAAAATGATGGATAATGAGGGTGTATACACTCAAGAAGACGCAAATAAAAATGATAGTTGGGAGTGGGAAACAGGTAAAGAAAAAGAGGACTTAACGTGGCTCTTATAAAAGTGAGGTAAAAAATGGCAGATAAATCATTATTTGGTAGATTACAGAGATTATTCTCAACAAATGTAATCGTAAGAAATGTAGGTGGTAAGAAATTAAAAATCGCCGATACAGACCAAGTACAAAAACAGGTTAAATCACATTTAGTTGATAGATATTCAAAACTACATACTAACTTAGATTTAGTAGGAACAGGTTATTCTACCGTTCATCAAGTTATGGCGGCAAGGTTAGCATTGTTTAAGGATTATGAATCAATGGATTCAGACCCAATCATATCTTCTGCATTGGACATTTATTCAGATGAGTCCACAATGAAAGGTCAATACGGAAAAGTCATTGATGTTAAAACAGATAACGAAAACATTAAAGAAATATTAAACAATTTATTCTATGACATAATGAACATTGAGTTCAATCTATGGCCTTGGGTTCGTAATATGGTTAAGTATGGAGATTTCTTTTTACATTTAGACATTAGTGAAAAGTATGGTATTACAAATGTAGTTCCACTTTCACCTTATGAAGTCATAAGAGCAGAGGGAGAAGACCCAGAAAATCCTTATTATACAAAATTCTACTTGGAAAGTATTGAAGGAGCACACCCTTACTTTGGACAAAAGTCAAGTAAAGGAAAAATAGAATTTGAAAACTTTCAAATAGCACATTTCAGATTAGCAAACGATAGTAACTTTTTACCTTATGGTAAATCTATGGTTGAGTCTACGAGAAAGATTTGGAAACAATTAACTTTAATGGAAGACGCTATGTTAATTCACAGAATTATGAGAGCACCTTCTAAACGAGTATTCAAGATTGATATTGGTAATATACCACCAAACGAAGTTGATAATTATATGCAAAGAATTATTAACAAGATGAAGAAAACACCTATTATGGATGAAACAACAGGTGAGTATAATTTAAAATATAATATGCAAAACCTAACAGAAGACTTCTTTATGCCAGTTCGTGGTGGAGATAGTGGAACTGAAATCAATGAGTTGAGTGGTATTGATTATGATTCAACAG